TCGGCCGCAAGGTACGAAATTTGATCGACTCTGCGCGCTACCGCGAGATTTTTCCCGACACGCTGGTGGCAAAAGACAAGTCGGCCGCCTCAAACTGGTCCACAACGGCCGGCGGGAAGTATCTGGCCATCGGTATTGGTGCCAACGTGGCTGGACATGGCGCGGATTTGCTGATTGGCGACGATTTGGTGTCGGAGCAGGCCGTTTTAGCGTCCGATCCTGATAAAGCGTTCGCTGATGCGTGGGAATACATGCAGGTTGGCCCCCTCCAGCGGCTGATGCCCAACGGGAAAATCATCATGATCGGCTGCATGACGGCAGAAACCCGTGTACTGATGGCCGACGAAACTGAAAAAGAAATCCAACATATTCAAGTAGGCGACACCGTAGCCACTTACGACAACGGCGTAATAACCGCGTCCCGAATAACCAACTGGATTAAGCATCCTTCCGATTTTGTTTACAAAATAAGAACAAGTTCCGGTATAATTGTCCGTGCAAACAAGAGACATCCTTTTCTTGTTGATCGGAACGGAGTCAGGACATGGGTGCGAGTACGGGACTTGAAGGTAGGGGACTGCATGGTGCAAGTTGTTCCACAGCAGGATGTGAACGGCCGCATAAAGCCAGAGGAATGTGCAGCGTCTGCTACAAACGAGAACTGCGCGCCACCGGGAGGATGGGAAGTCAGCGCGGAAACGGGCACTGGGGAAAGTGGAAAGGCGTCGAATGTTCCACCGAAGGGTGTACAACACCCGTTGCTGCAAAAGGGCTGTGCCACAGTTGCTACGGCAAGCAGTCTTGGCGTGCTGGAAAGCACCGACTCACTGTTGAGCAAAAACGCGCAAGCCACCTCAAGTACAGGTACGGCATTTCTACGGAAACTTTTGACGCTATGCGCGAAAGCCAAGGCGGCGTTTGTGCAATCTGCAAACGCCCGCCAACCCAAGAGAACTCAAGGGCTGGACAAGAGCCAAAACTGTACGTCGACCACTGCCACGCCACCGGAAAAGTCCGGGGACTCCTGTGCAACCACTGTAATTTGGCCGTTGGATACGCAAACACAGAAAGCGTACTACTCGAAGCTGCAAGATACGTACGCTACCACGCCCGATGCGATTGTTGAGATTGTCGAAGACGGGTACGAGCCTGTTTTTGACATGGAGGTTGAGCGTACCGAGAACTTTATCGCCAACAGCGTAGTAAGCCATAACACGCGCTGGGGTAAAAAAGACCCGATCGGGCGCGCGCTGGCGTGGGCGGAGAACAATACCGAGTCGATACCGTGGAACGAGGTGCGGTTCCCGGCGATCATCAACGAAAAGTCACTTTGGCCCGAGCAATGGCCAATAGAGCAGCTTCTGGCCAAGAAAGCGGGCATGTTCCCCCAGTTTTGGGCCGCGCAGTACATGCAGGAGCCCACCAGCGAGGAGGGAGCCCTCGTAAAGCGCGAATGGTGGCGTATTTGGGAGAAAGACACCCCTCCTGTGTGCGAGCTTATCCTCCAAAGCTGGGATACCGCGCACGGCAAGAACGATTCTGCCGACCCGTCGATGGTCCAGACGTGGGGCGTGTTCCGCAACGACGCTGAGGATCAGGATCAGATCATCCTGCTGGACTGCTGGAAGGGGCGGCTGGAGTTCCCCGACCTGAAACGCAAGGCGCTGGAGGTCTACAAGGAGTGGCAGCCCGACGTGGTGATCATCGAGAAGAAAGCGGCCGGCGCGCCGCTGATACAGGAGATGCGGGCCATCGGGGTACCGGTGGACGAGTATTCCCCCAGCCGCGGCAACGATAAACGTGTCAGGCTGAACTCCGTTGCGGACATTTTCGCCTCTGGCATGGTGTGGGTGCCCGACCGGCGCTGGGCCTACGAGGTGGTGGACGAAGTGGCCGAGTTCCCGAACGGTGAGCACGACGAAGCGGTGGACTGCGCCAGCCAAGCGTTGATACGGTTCCGTAAAGGTGGTCTAATCCGTCTAAAATCCGATTATGAGGATGAGCCGCGCGAGCAGCGCCGGCGCACCGCAGCGTACTACTGACAGGACACCCGATGGCCACGAACTTCGACACGCCCCTAGCGACCCCCTCGCCCAGTTTCACCGGCGAGATCACCTACCCTGACGACGTAGGCCCGGAAGGCATCGAAGTTTTGCTGGAGGAAGAAGGCTCCGTCGAGGTGGAGATTCCACCGGCGTTCGACGCCAACCTCGCGGAAACCATGTCGGAACGGGACTTGAACAAACTGTCCACCGAACTCATGGACCTGTTCGAGCAGGACTTGAACTCGCGCAAGGATTGGGTCACGGACTACGTGGCCGGCATGAAAGTGCTGGGAACAAGTTACGAGGAGCGCACCGAGCCGTGGGACGGTGCATGCGGGGTGTACTCCACCATCCTGACCGAAGCGGCCATCCGGTTTCAAGCGGACACAATCACCGAGACATTCCCGGCCGCCGGCCCGGTAAAGACCAAGATCATTGGCAAAGAAACCCCCGAGAAGAACGACGCTGCAGACCGTGTCCGCGAGGACATGAACTACCAGTTGACCGAGGTGATGACCGAGTACCGGCCAGAGCACGAGCGCATGTTGTACAGTCTTGGACTCGCGGGCTGTTCGTTCAAAAAGGTGTACTTCGACCCGTCCAAGAAGCGACAGACGGCGATCTACGTGCCGGCCGAGGATGTGGTCATGCCGTTCGGTTGCTCCAGCGCCGCTGACTCAGAACGCGTCACGCACATCATGCGCAAGACGCCCAACGAGGTGCAGCGGCTGCAGGTGAAGGGTTTCTACCGCGACGTTGACTTGGGTGAGCCGCGCCGGTTCATCAGCGACATTGAGGAGGAAAAGGCCAAGGACGAGGGCTATTCCGTCATTGATGATGACCGGTATCAGATGCTGGAGATTCACGTCAACATGGAACTCCCCGGGGGCGACTCGTACGACCCGGCAGCCGATGACGAAGACAATCGCTTACCGCTGCCTTACGTCGTGACCATCGAGCGTGGTACCGCGGAAGTGGTAGCCGTTCGCCGTAACTGGGAGCAGGAAGACGACACGCTGGAGAAGCGCCAGCACTTCGTGCAGTACAACTACATCCCGGGCTTTGGTGCCTATGGTATGGGCCTGATCCATGTGATCGGCGGCTACGCGCGCGCGGGTACCAGCATCATCCGGCAGTTGGTGGACGCAGGTACCCTGTCGAACCTCCCCGGGGGCATGAAGACGCGGGGCATGCGCACCAAGGGCGACGACACCCCGATCAGCCCCGGCGAGTTCCGGGACGTGGATGTGCCTAGCGGCAGTCTGCGTGACAACATTATGCCGCTCCCGTACAAGGAGCCGAGCCAAGTTTTGCTGGCGCTGCTGAATCAGATCACCGACGAAGGCCGCCGGTTGGGCAGTATTGCAGACATGCAGGTGGGCGATATGTCCGCCAACGCACCGGTGGGAACCACCCTTGCCCTGCTCGAACGCCAGTTGAAGACCATGTCTGCTGTGCAGGCGCGGGTGCACTTCAGCATGAAGCAGGAGTTCAAGCTCCTGAAAGAGATCATCAGCGAGAACACCCCGGACAGCTACAGCTACGACCCGGGCGAAGGCGATCGCAAGGCCAAGCGCGCGGACTACGAGATGGTGGAGGTCATACCTGTCTCTGACCCCAACTCCGCGACCATGTCACAACGCATTATGCAGTGGCAGGCAGTCAGTCAGTTGGCCGCGCAGGCTCCTCAGATTTACGACCTCCCCTACCTGCACCGCAAGATGGTGACGGTGCTGGGCATCACCGAGGCAGACAAATTGATCCCCGGTTCCAAGGAAGAGAAGCCGAAAGACCCCGTGTCGGAGAACATGGCCATCATCACGGGCAAGCCAGTCAAGGCGTTCCTCGCCCAAGACCACGATGCGCACATTGCCGTGCACACGTCCATGCTGCAAGACCCCAAGGTCATGTCGCAGATGGGGCAGAGCCCGATGGCACAGTCCATGCAGGCGGCCGCAATGGCACACATTGCCGAGCATTTGGCATTCCAGTACCGGGCGGGCGTAGAGCAGCAGTTGGGCGTGGCGCTGCCACCACCCGACGCCGAACTGGACCCGAAAGTCGAAGCGCAACTGGCACCATTGGTGGCGCAGGCGGCCACGCAGTTGCTTCAGGTCAACCAGAAACAGGCCGCACAGGCGCAGGCCCAAGAGCAAGCGGCAGACCCCGTCCTCCAGTTGCAGCAGAAGGAGGTCCAGATCAAGGAGTCCGAAGTGCAGCGCAAGGCCGCCAAGGACCAGATGGACAACGAGATTGCCCGCGACAAGATGTACGGCGAGCAGGAACTCAAAGAGCAGCAGTTGCAGGTGGACGCGCAGAAGGTTGGCGTCATGGGCCGCGCGCAGGATCAGGGCATCCTCGCACAAGACCGGCAGGCCGCTGCAGCGCTGGAGCAGCAGATCGCACAGTGGGACACCCAGAACTCCCTCGGTGCCGAAGAAGCCAAGCACCAGCAGGCCCTGCGGCAGCAGGCCGAGCAGGCACAGCAGCAGGCAGCGATCAAGGCCCAGCAGGACCAGCAGGCTGCCGCGGCCATGCAGCAGAAGCAGGCGATTCAGGCGCAAGGAGGCAGCGATGGCAACCAAGGCTAAACCCAAGACCCCGGCGTGGACACGCAAGGCAGGGAAAGACCCCAGCGGCGGGCTCAACGCGGCTGGCCGCGCCAGTTACAACAAGGCCAATCCGGGTAAACCCGGGCTCAAGGCCCCACAGCCCGAGGGCGGCCCCCGCAAGGATTCTTTCTGCGCGCGCATGTCTGGCATGCCCGGGCCGATGAAACAGCCCAATGGGGAACCAACACGCAAGAAGTTGTCACTTGACAAATGGAAGTGCTGATATGGACCTCCACGAAGTTCTCACCAAGAAATTTGAAGAAAAAAAGCAGATGCTCATCTCTGCTATGGCGCAAGGGGCCGCGAAAGACTTCGCGGAATACCAGCACGTGTGTGGCCGTGTTCGGGGCTTGACGGAAGCACAGGTAGAACTTAACGACCTCCTGCAAACTATGAAGGAAAACGATGAAGACTGAGTTTGATGTGGCTGCGGTAGACCTGTCGAGTATTTTGAATACATCGCAGGAGGAAAAGGCAAAACAACTGCCGGAACCAGCTACTTACCACCTACTCTGCATACTTCCCGAGTCGGACGAACAATACGAGAGCGGCATTCTTAAAGCGGACAAAACCCGCAATTTTGAAGAACTGCTTTCGCCCGTATTGTTTGTCTTGAAGGTCGGGCCAGATGCCTTTAAAGATGAAAAGCGGTTCCCTAGCGGCCCGTCTTGCAAGGTTGGCGACTTCATTGTCGTCCGCCCCAACACCGGTACACGGATGAAAATACACGGCCGGGAGATGCGGATCATCAACGATGATTCAGTCGAAGCGGTTGTCCAAGACCCCCGCGCCATTTCGAGGGTGAACTAACATGGCTGACAAAGACACAACCGAATTTTCATTTCCCGACGAAACCAAGGAGTCCAGCGAAGAAAAGCCGGAAATCGAGGTGGTCATCGTAGACGATACGCCCGAGGTGGACCGCGGCCGCGAGCCGCTGAAAACCCCGCCCAAGGAACTGACCGACGACGAACTGAACAAGTACGACGAAAGCGTCAAGACCCGTATCAAGCACTTTAGCAAGGGCTACCACGACGAACGCAGGGCCAAAGAGGCTGCCGTCCGCGAGCAGGAGGAAGCCTTCAAGATCGCGCGTGCGCTGGTCGAGGAGAACAAACGGCTGCGCGGATCGCTGGGCGAAGGTCAGGAAGCCCTGATCGGCCAAGCCAAACGTGTTGTGGCCAGCGAGTACGAGGAGGCCAAGCGCAAGTACAAGGAAGCCGCAGAGGCTTTTGACACTGACGCTCAGATGGCGGCGCAGGAAGAAATGATGGCCGTCCGCATCCGTGCGGACAAGCTGGAGAATTTCAAACCAGCCCCTTTACAACCCTCAGAATTTGAGGTACAAACTGAGCAACGTGCAAATAAACCACAGTTGGATGACCGGCTGACCAGTTGGCAGGAAAAGAACAAGTGGTTTGGAGAAAACAAGCGCATGACTGCGTATGCTCTCGGTTTACACGAAGATATTTTGGCGGAAGGCGTGCCGGCGGGAAGTGACAAGTACTATGAAAAACTTGACACGGACCTAAAGCAGCGTTTCCCAGATCAGTTTGACGTAAGTGATGTCGATGCAAAACCTCGCAAAACGAAGTCAAATGTAGTTGCACCTGCAACGAGAAGTACTGCAGCCCGCAAGGTCGTACTGACGCAATCACAGGTGAACACGGCAAAGCGCCTTGGCGTTTCTTTGGAACTCTATGCGCGCAAAGTCGCGGAACTGGAAGGAAGATAGTATGACGGAAACATTGACACGCACACCTCGCAGTATGGAAAAACGCGAAGCAAATGAGCGCCCAAAAGTGTGGGCACCACCAGCTTTGCTGCCTGATCCAGAACCAGAAGTAGGTTATACGTTCCGTTGGATTCGGACCGCTACGCAAAACGTGGCAGACCCATCCAATATCTCTGGAAAGTTCCGGGAAGGTTGGGAGCCGGTAAAGGTTTCAACGCAGCCACAGATGCAGATGTTTAGCGGCAACAACCCTAAATACCCTGACAGCATCGAAATTGGCGGCTTGATGCTTTGCAAGTGCCCGACCGAGTTGATGGAACAGCGCTCGGCGCATTATCAGCGGCAAGCTGATAACCAAATGGAGTCCGTTGACAATAGTTTCATGCGTGAAAGCGATGCGCGTATGCCTCTCTTCAGTGAGAAGCGTACCAAAGTCACTTTCGGTAAAGGTACTTAACTTCAGGAGTCATAAATGGCATATCCCACCATTGACGCACCATACGGCTACAAACCAACCAGCCTTATCGGCGGTCAACCCTTCGCAGGCTCGACTCGTAATCTGCCCGTGCAGTACAACTACAACACCAACTTGTTTTATGGTGATTTGGTTACTCTGCTCAATGGTTACGTTGTTCTGGCCACGTATCCCGTTAACACAACCAACACCACTGTTGGCGTGTTCTTGGGCTGCTACTTCACCAACCCCGTTACCAAGCAACGCCTCTGGTCGCAGTTCTACCCCGCCAATACAACGGCTGGTGACATTACTGCAGTCGTGGCGGACGATCCTGACACCGTATTCCGTGTCTGTGCAGCTACTGCTGCCGGTGCACTGACCGTAGGTTCTCTGTCGTCCATCGTTGTTGGTCAGAACGTCGCTGGTACCACAAATACCGGTACGCTTCTGACAGGTAACGGCCAAGGCGGCGTTGTAAACGCTGCTGCCAACACTGCTTCGGCTGGCTTCCGTGTTCTGGCACTCGTGCCCGACACACAGATCGCCACCCCCGCAGTGTATGTTTCGGGTACGGGCACAACCACCCTGACCGTGTCGGGTCTGACTGTTGGTCAGGTTATCCCAATCGGTACGGATGTGTTCAACAACGTAAACGGTCAACTGCAGTTCACTGGCTCGGCCACAACTGCTGCCGTCACCGTTGCCTCCGCAACAGCCCAAGCCCTGACCGTGGTTGCTTCTACGCAAACCGTGGTTGGTAGCTTGGTTTTGGTGCAGTCCCCAGAAGCCTTGGTCAAGTTGAACTTCAACTGCCACCGCTATAACATCGCCTAAGGAGTAAACTAAAATGGCAATCGCACGCGCACAGCTACTTAAAGAACTCCTGCCCGGATTGAACGCACTGTTTGGTCTGGAGTATGCGAAGTACGGTGAAGAACACAAGGAAATCTACGACATCGAGACTTCCGAGCGTTCTTTTGAAGAGGAGACGAAACTGTCCGGTTTCTCTGCAGCACCTGTTAAGGGCGAGGGCACAGCCATCGCTTATGACAACGCACAGGAAGCATGGACTGCTCGTTACAACCACGAAACCATCGCCTTGGGCTTCTCCATCACTGAAGAAGCAGTGGAAGACAATCTGTACGACAGCTTGTCCAGCCGCTACACCAAGGGTCTGGCCCGCGCTATGGCGTACACCAAGCAGGTGAAAGCCGCCGCTATTCTGAACAACGCGTTCTCTTCGCAGTTCACATACGGCGACGGTGTTTCTTTGTGTTCTACCGCACACCCACTGGTGTCTGGTGGCGTCAATGCAAACCGTCCTGCAGTTGGTGTTGATCTGAACGAAACCTCTCTGGAAAACGCCGTGATTCAAATCGCTGCGTGGACTGATGAGCGCTCGTTGCTGATCGCAGCGCAGCCCAAGAAGTTGGTGGTTCCGCCAGCATTGATGTTCGTCGCTACTCGCCTGTTGGAAACAACCGGTCGCGTGGGTACAACCGACAACGACATCAACGCGTTGAAGAACAACGGTGCCATCCCCGGTGGTTACACCGTGAACCACTTCTTGACCGACGTGAACGCATGGTTCCTGTTGACTGACGTGCCCAACGGTCTGAAGCACTTCGTTCGTGCGCCGATGAATACGGCAATGGATGGAGACTT